CCTGGGTCCTCCCATACCGATCCGGTTTTGCCGGGTTCCGTTCCTAAACCTGATCCTAGCAAGGACCAGATTTGCCCGAGGTGTCCATTATGGCACAACGCACGGTTTCCATGTGGGAGCGTGAGAGAGAGGTTGCTGAACGGATCTGTAGGGGGGTTAATTCTCCTCGCAGTCTTGCTGTTAGCCTCATCATTAGGGGTAGATGTTTCGGAGCTGATCGCCATCCTGGCGACGTAGCAAAGGACACCTACCAGCTCAAAGAGCTGGGAAACCCCGTTGAGAGATTGTTCGAACCGGATCAGTTCAGGCAGTATGCCGAAGATTGGTTCGTGACGGAAATGCTCACTAAAAGTGATGTACTTCCAGTAAGGGCCGACCTAGACGCTGATGCCGTTAAGTCCTTTCACAAGGCAGAGCAGATGTGTCGCGACGTAAACAATAGGATGCGAGAAGGTATCGATCCAGTACCACAACGGTACTGGGCCTTATCGAGCCATATTCGCCGCCTACTCGGACCACTAGATACCAAAGTCCTAGATCGAATCGTGGACAATGGAACTTTTGGGCCCGGGGCCGTCGTCGGTCTCCCAGCAGCGGGTTTAGTGCCGTCACTAAAATATGACGACGTTAACCCTAGTATCACCCGCGAGCTACTGCCCTATTGGCAAGCTATTGTTGGCCCCAACTGGGGTTCGATGATTAGCGCGCCGAAAGTAGTGGCAGGAAACGAGTGGGTGGCGGTAGCCAAGAATGCCTTCAAAAAGCGCGGCATATGTAAAGAGCCGCTAATTCCTGTCTGGGCACAGCTCGGGACAGGGGTCCATGATGGACCGCTTGAAGAGGCATGGTTGCGATCTCAACACCCAGGAGTGGAACCAGTTTCTGGCTCTCCACGCCATGGAGCTCGACTTAGCTACCATCGATTTATCGATGGCAAGCGACTGTCTTGCAACGGGAGTTGTTCGTAGGTTCTTTGATACCTCATGGAATCAGCTTTTACAGCTGCTGAGGTCACCAGTAACCCAGATCGATGGTCAGACGGTTATGCTTGAGAAGTTCTCCTCAATGGGGAATGGATTCACATTTCCGTTGGAAACCACTCTGTTTCTGGCTTTGGTGCGGACAATTGTCCCTGAGGACTTATGGCCTCTGACCGCG